ATGATGCGATGAATTTCTTCACTGCTATTAACAATCTTCTTACATTGATTCTATCCAATGCCGATGGTTTTGCTTGTAATGTTTTCTGTCCAAATACAGTTACACCCTGACCAGGGAATGTTGCGATAGGATTCAATCTACCTTCGTAAAGTGCATCTCTCTCAACTCTAGTCAATCTTGTCTTAGCTTCAATTACTGAAGTTAATCCACCTCTATTTAAACCAGCAGGTGCGAACCATTCGGCTGCAACTTGGTCATTAAATGCTATAACACCCGGAAGTACTACAGATGGCGGAACCCAAACAGGTTTGTTTTTATCAGTATTCAATATCTTAACCCAAGGGTAGTAAGATGCTACATAGTTTGAATCAAATGCTTGAACTGCGTTAGTTGCAGTTGATATTGAATCACTCCATGCTGATGCATCCATAATAAAGAATGTATCTTGTCTATCTTCACACATATCTTTAGCAAATGTTGTTACTGAAGAATGTAATCTGTGAATAAGACCTGGTAAAACTAACATATTGATATCAAATTCATCAGGATTAGATACAGAGTTTATTGCTTTTCTGTATGCTAATGTACCTGTTGCTGTATTTGATGAACAATCGTATCCTTGTGTATTACCTGCTATGATATCGTTTCCTAAAGAAACAACTCTATTTGGTTTGAATCCATCAAATCCACCTTGAAATGGTACTAAGAACTTACGAGAGTTAATCGAAGTATTAGCATCATTCAATGATATTGCTCCACTATTAGGTGATGCTGATGAAGGATAATTAGCTCCAGCATCTTGATTGTAATCACCTAAATAGAATGCCGTACCTACTACTGCCGTTGCCGAATCAGGAGTTGGTGAAAGGAAGTTTCTATTATCTGTTGTTGCAAAATCAAAATTTAATCCCCAAAATTTCTTAGGATTGTATGATTGATTGATTTTTTGGTCAGCTACCATTGTTGGTGAAGGTATTGTAAGTTTACTTCCAAATGGATTTTGTAATGCTCCAAATCCGAAAGGTACTAAACTTTCATCAATTGCTCCATTATTCACTGCTGCTGTTGCTTCAACTCTAATATTTTCTGAATTGTTAGCGTAATCACCATTAGTTGATAATTTACCATCATCATCTACAGTAATGTACTTATCACCAATTACTCTTACGATATAATTTGGTGAATTAGGGTCTAAGTTAACACCTTGAAAAGATTCAACTAAGTTAGGTCTGATATCTGAATCAACTACTCCTACGAATGGTGAACCAGCAATCTTATCTTGGTCAACTCTTCTTACAACTACAGTAAATGAACCATATTCAGAACCAGGAACTGAACCAGCTGGTTTAACATCTTGAATACCGATTTTAAATTCATAGTTAGTTGCAGTACCATGTGATAATGTATGGAACTTAAATAAGTTAGTAGTGTTACCACCAACTTTTTGTGATGTAATAAATGGTGTTGATGCTTCAGTATATGCTTTTGAGTAATCAATATCTTTAGCTTTATCTATTGTTACTACAGGAATCTCACCAGTTTTAGCGAATGATGCTGATTGGAATGTTTTAAAGTTTGATAAAACATAAGCTTCTTCTGCACCTCTTGGTGAAAATCCAAATGATTTTGTAAAGTAATTATCATTTGTTGGATTTAATGATGCTGAATACGATTTTGTTACTGCTTCAGAACCATCTACTGTTAAAGTAAATAGTGATGCTGATACACTAGCTGAACCATTAAGGTCTGCAATTAGTGCATCATCAAATACGTCTACATCTGATACGATTTCATGTGTTGGGTGTAATACTGCTACTACCTTAGTACCAAGCGATGATGATACTGATAATGCGATTGGGTTTTCTAGAGTGTACCCGTCTTTTCCTAATACTCTAACGATTGTTGCTGTTCCAGCATCTTCTAAATAAGCTTGTGCAGTATATGGTAGGTATGAATCTTCTGTCAATCCACCGAATACTTGTTGAAACTCTGAAAATGATGATACTGTTGTTGGAACGAATGCTGGTCCTTTTACTGTTGAACCTACTAATGCTGCTCCAATTTCGCCAATCCCTTGAGGTAGAAACGACAAGTCCTTTTCTCTTGTAAATACTCCGGGACTTACTATTCTTTCTGCCATTTGATTCTCCTATTAATTTCTTTTGGTTTTTATTATATCTATAAATACATTAAAAAATCTCAAACGATTATATTTATGCCATAGGTGTAAAGGTTGCTTCTTCTAAGTTAAACTCACCCTGTCCATACTTTTCATTAAATTCACTACTAATATTAACTTCTTCTAATCTTAATGATTTGTACTTTTCGATTTGTTCATCCTTTGCTACTTTTATATTCTCTAAAAGTAATTCAGCATTTAATAATTCTACCTCTATTTCACCCATTCTTGCAGTTGTTTCTGCATAATCAGCTCTAAACTTCTTAACTCTTTCAATATCTTTCTCTTCAATATTGATTACTTCTTTTTCTTTGATTTCTTTAACTTGTGCCATAACTTTTGTTTTTAAATTTAATTATTATACTTTATGTGTATATAAATATGATAATTTTTTTGTAAAGATTAAATTTTTGGAATTGTTTTCCAAACTATCTTAGAAGTACCAAATGCTTTCTGAGTATTTATCTTTAAACCAGTCTGTTCTGGTACTAAATAAGCTTTTGCTGTAAGTGATACATTACTTCTAACGATTCTCTCTTCTCCAACTCCATTGGTAGTATCAAATGAGTATGATTCTCCTTTGATTTGAAACTTATACCTCTGTCCAAATGTTCCACCTTGAAAATATACTATTTGTTCAACTACTTTATTCAAATCTTCCATAAAATCACACCATATAATTACATCATATGCAATATTCACATAATCAGGTCTATCTACTATGTATTTCTCTTGTACTGGTTTTTGGTCTTGTAAAATAGAAAATTGGTCATATCTATTTTCTTTTGAATATTTTTTAATAAAAGATTGAGATGAATCTTCATCTGTTCTAACTTTTAGTTTAGATATTTCGGTATTAACATCCAATGAATTTCGTTTAAATGAAATAAGAGGTGTTTGTACTTTACCATTATTATCTCTAAGAAACCCTTCTTTTTGAGCCGATGACCAGTTTTCAGGAGATGCATAAATTACAGGAACAGGAATAAACTTACCATTTTCTTCTATTATAGGTTTAACATCTCTTTCTAAAAAATCTTTAAATGCTAAATCTATATCATAAATACCAACTTGAATATTTTTAACATCATCATTTCTACGGGAAATCTGTTTTGCTTTATTCAATATTGGGTCATCTGAAGTAGAACTTTGAGTTCTTTTCAAATCAACCTTATCGTTTCTGTTTGTTCTATATCTTTGAGCCATATTAGATTCCTACTGGTAAATCGTTGTTGTTTTTATTAACACCTACTCTAAAATCATCTTTTAATTTTAGTTGACTTCTCTTAGCTACATGCGTTTCACATATAATAGATACACTATACCCTTGTTTATCACCACCATCCCAATGTTCGGGATTCTTACCAGCAACAAATTGGTTTTGGAATGTTACATCTACAATGTGTTGTTCATCATTCCACTCAATTACATCACCTAATTCAGGAAATATGTTTTTTTCTACTAAAATATCTCTTAGAAAGTAAAAGTTTACATTTCTAGTATAAGATGCCCCAAACTCATCAAATATTTGTTCTGCATTGGTTCTATCAACTAATGTTGGGATTTTTACAGGATTATAATATACTTTGTTTTTACCTTCACCATATAAGTTAGATTTAGTATCTTCTATAATAAGCTTATAGTAATACACTTCGGTATCTATGATATCCGTTATTAACTCTTTGTTTATTTTACTAAACAGAGCCATATCTCTTTGTCCACCGAATAGTGCCATAATTTACCCTATATAAATTGCTCTAGGTACTCTACTCAATGTAGATTCCATTGCTTCTGATTCTTCTTGTTGTGCTTGTAACAATGCTTTTCTAGAAGTAGCTTCTAAGTTTTCTCTTAATTCTGAGATTAAGATTTCTTTCTCTGTAGATGCTTCACTTCTTAAATCTGCCCCATCTAATGTTATTTCTGAGTTAGGAATTGGTACTGAACTAAACTTAGCTCTTACTGCACCTAACATTTCTTTAGCTAATGCTAATGTGTATTTCTCAATCCATCGTTTTCCAACGTGGTTTATATTACTATACTTAATTCTATCATATTTAGCATTTGAGAAATCAGATACTACGGAATTAGCAATTACTGGATTGTTTCTTTCTGATTCTAATACATAATGAAAATGTACTGTGTATGGGTCGTTTGGAATTGGAAATAATCTAATTCTATTGTTTTGAATATCAAACCCATATTGAGATTTACGAACCATATCATTAAATTCAATAGCTTGTAATCTTAATAAATCATCATAAAGTGGTTGCATCATAAATGAAACACCTGGTGAATAATTACCCCAACCAAATGTATCCATCATTTGTTGTGAACCCAAACCAGTTCCTACAAATGGGTCAAAGTATCTTACCATAGCAGGTGGAGCGTTGTGCATCATTCTTTTTATTTCAAATTTATCAACACCAGGAGTACCAACTTCTAAAGATGCGCTTGAATTGGAAATATCCTTTAAATCATAAATTTGTTGTCCTTTTTTAGCTTCAAATGAACCTGTATAATACGTTACACTACCACCACTACCTACTTCAGAACCATAATCTTTTGCTAATGTTACTAAACCACCTAAGTTTGCATCAAGTTGGGTTTGTGATAGATTAGATGATGTAGAATGTCCTTTTAAATTAAGTAAATTTTCTCTAATGTTAAATTGATTAACTTGAGATGAGTATTCTGTAGTTGCTTCTTCGAAACAAGCATAAAAATTTATATCCTGTAGTTCTATATCAACTATAGGATAACCTAGTCTCTTTGCGCACCACCCAGCTGTCTTATCAACTGATGATATGAACTCTGTATCGGAATCATAATGTCCAAATGGTGTATTACCAGCTGAAAATGATGATGAACCCGGCCATATTGGAATGTTTACTGCCATTTATAATCTCCTAATTCTTTTATATAAATATGAGAATCTTTAAGAATCACTTAGATTCATAACTTATTGATACTCAGTACTTTCACTATCACTATCATAGCTATCTGATTATCAGATAGTTACGATGTTTATTTTTTGCAACCAAATGTTCCTGAAACAGTACCATTACTTTTATCAAGGAAAATACCACCAGAAGAAGATGTTAAGTAATATCCATTTGCTGCGGTAACAGTACCAGCAGAGTTCGTATATACTATATCACCTATTACTGGTAATGTACCACTACCATCGTGGTATTGTGTTTTTTCAATATCAGAACCACAATTAGAACTTCTAGACCCTTCTGAAGATAGAAAAGACCTTACTGATGATGCGGTGTGGTTATATGAATAAAATTCACTCATTGAATGGGGTGCTGTACCATCTGGTCTATCAGCGGTTGCATTTGCCGTATTAATAGTACCATTAGTTCCATCACTACATGATTTTAATGAAGTATTGGCTGTGGTAGATGTTCTACCCAACTCAGTATTGATTTGACTAATTGATATCTGACCTGATGCTGCTAATGCCATTACAACTTCCCTTTGATTTCAGTTAGTTCCGATTTTAACGAATCTATCTGAGTTTGTTGTTCTTTCATACCTTCAATTAGAACTGCTACCATTTTTTCATAATCTACAGTCTTATATAGTGTATCTTCTTCACCTTCTACATATGGTAGTGTGTGTTCATGTACTATATCAGGAATAACCGATTCAACTTCTTGTGCTATAAGCCCTAAATCATGTTTACCTTTTCTATTACCATTATTCCAATCATACTCAACACCTCTAAGTGCTTTGATTTTATCTAATGGATTTTCAATTGTTTTAATGTTATCTTTAAGTCTTTCATCTGATATAGTTGATGAGAATGCGATAACATCACCATCAACGTGTAATGTACCATTATCTAACAATCTCATATCCTCACCACCAGCAGTGTACCATCTAATACCTACAGATGCATCGTAGAATGTATAATCATGTGTATTACCTGAATAAACATCAGCTCCGGTTGAGTTTCTTCTTCTATCATCTTCTAAACGGAACGTAGTTCCACTTAAAGTAATACCATAGTTTCCATCTGCTGAATAAGTTGTATTTGTATCAGTTTTGATATATCCCATTTTAGAAATATCTGCATCAGCTAATTGGGTGTTTGTATTTACTACAGTACAGTTAAATGTAGTACCACTTAATGACATCCCAGTACCAGCAGAATACGTTGTATTGGTATCTGTAGTTTTGTACCCAGCTCCGTTAGTTAATTGATTGTTGTTGGTTACATTAGTTGCTCCATTTGCTACATTTAATAAAGTACGAGCAGCTGCGGCTGTATAAGAACGACCATAAGTATCAGTTCCGTTTGTTCCAGTAAATAATCCCATTCCTGAACCTGCTCCAGAAGTACTAAATGTTCCTGTACCATTGAAATAACTAGCAAATATGTAACCACTACCATTTCGTTGAACTACCGTACTATTTCCAGCAGCGGCTGAAACTGTGTAAGGGAAACTATAGTTGTTTGCGGATGCTGCAATACCATCTAGTTTGTTTTTTAATGTAGTTGTAAAATTTTGTTGTGTTAAACCACCAGCGCCAACTGAATAAGTTGTGTTAGTATCGGTTGAACTGATTACACCAGTGGAACTTATTGCTACATTAGTTCCTGCTGTTAATGCTTTAACTACATTTGTAGTATCTGTTGGGGTCGCACCGGCAGTAATACCATCTAATTTGTTTTTTAATGTAGTTGTAAAGTTTTGTTGAGTCAACCCACCAGCACCAACTGAATATGTTGTGTTAGTATCTGTAGATGTGATTGTGAATACACCCGCAGAACCTTCTGAGATTGTTACGTTTGTTCCACCAACTAAATTAATATTTCCAGTTCTATATGTACCTGTATTATCTCTTCTGATAGATGTTACAGTGTTTGTATCTGTATTAGTAACTGTTTCGGTAGCAGTTTTTAATCCAGTAACGTGTCCATAGGTATCTAATGTGATGTCTTGAATATATGTTCTTCCACTATTGTTTGATGAACCTTGTGATGAAGTATCTGTATGAGAGAATGTAGTTCCACTTAGAGATAATCCACTTCCAGCTGAATAAGTTGTGTTGTTATCTGTAGTTTTATACCCAGCAGATGCGTGATTTCCCCACCCATATGCAGTATTCCAATTTGTTGAACTACCACCAGTAGCACTTACTGTACCGCTAGTCCAAATATTAGTACCCATAGCAGATTTTCCAGTACCATTTTCACACCATACCATTTGGTGTCCACCTGCCATTGTACCACCTGTGGTGTTATTTGTATGTTTATATGCTAATCCATATAAATTTCCAAAGTTAGTTCCAGATGCGTGGTTTTTATATCCTACACCCATTGACCATATATGGTCTGTTTTATAAGAATCGTATGTACCAAAGATTCCTTCATCTCTAGCAGTAGATACTAATCCACCTGAGAATGAATCATCAGCGTTTGATTTTAAGTATGTGGATGAATCAAGTGCATCTAATTTGTTTTTTAAGGTTGTTGTAAAGTTTTGTTGAGTCAATCCACCAGCACCTACGGAGTAGGTTGTATTTGTATCTGTTGAACTGATTACACCACCACTGCTTATTGCTACATTAGTACCAGCAGTTAATGCTTTAACTACATTTGTAGTGTTAGTTGGAGTAGCTCCTGCAGTAATACCATCAAGCTTAGATTTTAGAGTAGTAGTAAAATTCTTTTGTGTTAATCCGCCATCTCCAACAGAGTAAGTTGTATTAGTATCAGTAGCAGATAAAACACCACTTGAAATACTTAGATTACTACCAACTTTTACACCCCCTAATGTAGAGCTACTTGCCGTAGGTAGTGAATAATTGTTTGCTCCTGATGCGATACCTAATTGTGATAATAAATGAGATTTGGTAGCTTTTCTTATATATCCATCATTTGTGTTAACATAAATATCAGTAATAGTACCAGTTGTATTGCCTGATGTTGTATTTATCCAACCAAACTCTGCATATCCACTACTATTTGTTCTTACAATTTGATTACCTGTATTATTTCTACCTGTACCTATTGCTAAACCACCTGCTAATGTTGAATTTGCTGCTGTACCTGTTGTACTTAGTTTTCCAGCTAATGAAGTTGTAACACTTCCAGCAAAATCAGAATCATCACCTAAAGATGCGGCTAATTCGTTTAATGTATTCAGAGCGGCTGGTGCCGAATCAACTACATTTGCAATAGCTGCGTCTACTTGAGCTGATGTTCGGTATCCTGCTCCATTCGTTAATTGATTGTTATTAGTTACATTAGTTGCGGATGCTGCGATTCCATCTAATTTGTTTTTTAATGTGGTTGTAAAGTTTTGTTGTGTTAAACCACCAGCGCCAACTGAATAAGTGGTATTTGTATCTGTTGATGTGATTGTGAATTGACCTGTTGCGTTTTCTGCTATTGTAACATTTTTCCCACCAATCAGATTTATGTTTCCAGTTCTATAAGTTCCAGTGTTATCTCTTCTAACAGAGGTTACAGTATTTGTATCTGTATATGATGTTATATATCCTGCCCCATTCGTTAATTGATTGTTATTGGTTACATTAGTTGCGGATGTTGCAATACCATCTAATTTAGATTTTAAGGTTGTTGTAAAATTCTTTTGAGTTAAACCACCATCTCCTACCGAATATGTAGTATTAGTATCAGTTGCTGTGATTGTGAATTGACCTGTTGCTTTTTCTGCTATTGAAACATTAGTTCCACCAATTAAGTTGATATTACCAGTTCTATATGTACCTGTATTATCTCTTCTAACTGAAGTTACAGTATTGGTATCAGTATATGATGTAATATAACCTCTTCCATTGGAAATTTGAGAGTTATTAGTTACATTAGTTGCGGATGCTGCGATTCCATCTAATTTGTTTTTTAATGTGGTTGTAAAGTTTTGTTGAGTCAACCCACCAGCACCTACGGAGTAGGTTGTGTTAGTATCGGTTGAACTGATTACACCACCAGCACTTATTGCTACATTAGTTCCTGCCGTTAATGCTTTAACTACATTTGTAGTGTTAGTTGGGGTCGCTCCTGCAGTAATTCCATCTAATTTAGATTTTAAGGTTGTTGTAAAATTTTGTTGTGTTAAACCACCAGCACCAACTGAATATGTAGTATTAGTATCTTGTGCTAAGTTTCTCCAACTAGTCCAACTACCATTATAGTAACTACGACTGTAGATGTTTTGGCTATTATAAATTGCATACATTTGGTGAGTGTGATAACCATTTCCATACATATCATCATCTACAGTAAGTACACCTGCTTTATCTTCGGGATAATTAGAACCAGCAACTGCATCTGAATTGGAGTTTTGAGAAAACACACCTTGTGTTCTCATATCATCTAAATCAACACCACTTGCGATTTCACCACCATTTAATCTAATCTGTGTACCACTTATGGTTGTACCATATGCTGTATTTGTTGAATAAGTTGTGTTAGTATTGGTTGAACTGATTACACCACCACTGCTTATTGCTACATTAGTACCAGCAGTTAATGCTTTAACTACATTTGTAGTATTTGTTGGGGTCGCAGCTGCAGTAATTCCATCTAATTTAGATTTTAGAGTAGTAGTGAAGTTCTTTTGTGTTAAACCACCATCTCCTACGGAGTAAGTGGTGTTGTTATCTGTCCAAGGTACGTTAACGTACATTTTTTCAGAGGATATCTCAACAGGATAGTTTTTGCCACTCTCTGTGTATCCAATTTTAAATCCACCTCTTGTTGATGATGAACCTAATGGTAATGAATAGTTATTATATGTGTTTGAATTAAATGCGTTTGAACCTAATTCTCTAGTTCCTACTACTCCACTACTATTAATCATTAATGAAGTTGCTTCAGAAGATTGACCTGAAGTTCCTGTTATTTTTAAGGTTGCTAGTTCTGCAGCTGAGCCACTAACAATTACTTTTCTCCAATTTGGCATAATTTCTTTTCCTTTTAGTTATGGTTGGTAACTTACAAAACGCAAGCCCACTTCCCTTTCGGGCCAATATCTTTCGGATATTTAGTTATAAATATGTAATTAATTTTTATTAAATAAAAAAACCCCTACATTTCTGTAGAGGTTTTAGTAATTACCTATTAAGGTTTTAATAGTTGTTGAATTTTAACCGCCGTTTCGTAAACCATTTGAACATTACGTCCTTCAAAATTAGATTTGGCTATCAATTGTAAGAGGAATTCTAATTCTTCTTTGGATAACGTAATTTCTTTATCTGTTTTCCCACTAAGGCTATTCCGTAAACTTTTTATATCACTCATAATTTTCTTTATAACTTTTTTCATTAAAATTTACTTGTTATACTGTATAAATGAAAATATCTTCATTTTTATCAACATACATATTACCAACTTTTGCGTATCCTGTTAATTGTGCACCAACATTACCATTATGTACTGATACTGCGTATGCATCAGATGTTATTGATGTTTGTCCTTCAGTTGCACCAGCTAAATCAAATGCCCATCTACCCTTGTCATTATCCCAACCAAAAGCTGCACCAGCACCTTCAACAACTAAACCACCATCGGCAGCAGAACCACCATCGTTTAAGTTAATGAATTGGTCTTTAACATTTAAGTTATTAGTATCAACAGTTGTAGTTGTTCCACTTACTTGTAAATCACCAGTTACAACAAGCTTGTTTCCAATTGTTACAACATCATCTGAATCACCAATCTGTACTGCATTTGAACCAAAACCACCAGCTAATCTAGTTTTAAGATTTGCAACAGATACATCATTATTATGCGAATTAGTTACTTTAGCGTTATTCAAAACATGCTCATCAAATATTGCTTTAGACATTACACCACTTACTAATGTAGTTGCTACAGGTATAATAGCATTCGTACCATCTGAAGAAACTATTGTTCTAGCTCCAGTTGTTCCAGTAATACTTAAATTTGTAGTTACGTTAGATACTTTCTTATTATTATCTGTATGTTCATCAAAAATTGCTTTGGTCATTATACCAGCTGCAGAAGTTGTTGCTGCCCCGATTGAAACATCAGCACCATCAGAAGAATTAATTTTTATTGCTGTAGTACTAAGTGTTGCTGATAAATCTGTACTTACGTTTGTTGATTTAGCAGTGTTTGCTACAATCTCATCAAATTTTGCTGTTGTTAATACACCAGCTCTAGTTGTTGAAGCGGCTGCTAAAGTAGCATTAGTTCCATCACTTGAATTTACATCAACAGATGTTGTTGTTGAAGTTCCTTCACTAAGGTTAGTTGATACATTTGTTGATTTAGCAGTATTAGCAGTAATAGCGTCAACCATTGAAGGGGTAATTACACCCGCTACATTAGTTCCAGATGCAGAAGTACCTACTGGAATTACTGCATTAGTACCATCAGATGATACGATTGTTCTAGCTCCAGTTGTACCTGTGATACTTAAATCAGTTGATACGTTAGTTACTTTTTTCTTATTAGTTTCGTGTTCATCAAAAATTGCTTTGGTCATTATACCAGCTGCTGATGTAGTTGCTGCTCCAATAGTTGCGTTAGTACCATCAGAAGAATTAATTCTTACTGCTGTAGTACTAAGTGTTGTTGATAAATCTGTACTTACGTTTGCCGTTGTAAATGGTAACTGAGATACTTGTATAAATTTCTCTGTACCGGCATCCGATAATATTAATTTGTCTGTGGTTGCTACGGTTATTGCCGTACCATCCGTAAATGATTCGATGTTTAACGAACCTGCGGGCACATTTGTTAGTGCCGAACCATCTCCACTAAAGAATGATGCAGTTACTGTATTTAGTTCTGCATTACTTCCGGAGACAATTACTTTTTTCCAATTAGCCATATTTTTTTCCTCTTAATTGTTTGTTAAATTATTGTTGTGTATATTACTTATAAATATACGATTATTATTATTACCCTATAAATATATAAAAAAACTACTACCACTTACGGCGTATGCTCCAGTTTGTCCTGTTGGTAATGTTGAAACAGGTGTTATTATTAGCGTTCCATCTGAATTTACTTTAAGTTTCTCCGTACCACCAACATTAATTTGAAATACATCACCTGATGGTGATTGGTTTCTTATTAAAGTTAATGATGAGGTTACTGCTCCAGTTAATTCAACGGAACCTGTTATTTGTGCGTTTGTTGTTACTATAGATTCTAATGAATCAGAACCATTATTTTTTTTAAAGAATAACTTTCCATCAAAAGTATTAACAGCAAGCTCACCTAAAGATAAATTACCAATTGTAGGTACTTTATTTTCAGTATTACTTCGTTTTAATTTTATTGTATTTTCTGTAATTGATGCCAACTTAATCTCCTAAATAAAATTTATTAAAAGTTTCCACCATCAATTGAACTAAAAGAAAAACTTCCTGATAACTTTAATGAACCAGTTATTTGATGAGTATCTGTTATTTCATCTCCAAATTTATTAGAACCCGTTGCAAATGATATAGATTGTGATACTATATTTGTAATTACTTTAGTTGCATTTAATGTTCCTATGTTTAAGTCCTGTCCTACTAATCCAGCAACAATTCCTGCTGAACCACTAATTAACCCATCTACTCTTTTGTTTAAGATGTGAATAGCCGCTCCCATTCCAGAATGAGATTGACAAACATAGTATAAAGTATCAGGTGCAT